TTAAAAATATCTCAAACTGATTTGTATTACGCTTATTTACTTGCATTATGTCATTTTCTGTTTTTTCCTGTTTAAATAATAAGAAAAAATACCTATGAACTCCGCTATTTTTCGGTGGTGTAGGCTGATAATATTTTAATACCTCTTTACCCGAGTCAACTTTTCCATCCTTGATGTCTGTAACTAGCCAATGGATAAATGCTTTACTCATATGACCTGGTGGAACATCTGGGTCAATCATAAGTAATGTGAAAATATCTTTTTCGGGTAAGTATAATTGAGGTTGAGTAATAGTATTGCATGTGCTTAATTCTTCACCAGATGTAACTATTTTTTCTCCGTATTTTACTAAAAGAGTGTTTTCTAAATTGGATTTATTTATAATTTTTTGCAAATCGTCCATCTCTTTTTTAGTAAGAAAAAATTATTGATTTACAAATTCTTCTTTATTATCTAGATGGGGCTTATATTGGGATGTACTTGGATGAAGATTATTGATTAAATCTGTCAATTGACCACTATCATTGCGGTCAGTGTGTCGGTTTAAAATTTTAATAATACAATTATTAATCTTGGGGCTAAAAGAGACCCCATTAATATTGTCCATATCTTCTTTTACCTTTGTCAGACATTCACCCACGCAAGCAGACGAAATATCCTTCCAAGCTTTGTCCCCAATCTGTTTTGGAATCTTAAACGACCAGTAACCTCCATTAATATTGGATTCATCCTCCCATTGGGGGAAAATATCTTTCCTAGTAAGGAAAAACATTCCTTTCATAAAAGAAGAAAATGAATTGTATACCTTAAAAAAATCATCTAAGGTATTCATTTCAGATACTTTGGTATATGTATCTTTAGTCCATTCTTTTTCGTCCAGGGAATGGTACCAAAGTACCCAAGGCGTGTTAAGAGGATTCGTTTCAGAAGTCATATGTAAGATTTATAAATACTATTTTTTAAATTCAATTTTTTAGATTAATTATTTTCAAAATGAAGGTGTAAAATGGTCATTTTAAACCTTTATGTCATAAAGCAGAAAATTTTTCGAAGTAAAATTTAATGCTTTTGCAAGAGTGGTTTAAGACATATGCGTAAGCTAATACATCAGTAAGTTTGGTCATAGTATACAATAATGTATAAATGTGTTATATTTTAGTTAAAATTTTTTTTATAATTTTTTTTGAAAAAAACTTACTGGAACAAATAGCGGAACTCTGGTTCCACATATTCAAGAGCCAATCCATTTTGCTGGACAGCCAACTTACATATTTCTTCGGTTTGTTCTTTTACATATTTGAGAGCCAATCCATTTTGCTGGACTGCCAACTTACATATTTCTTCGGTTTGTTCTTTTACAAATTGGAGAGCATAACCGCTTTTCTGGACTGCCAATTTACAAATTTCTTCGGTTTGCTCTTTCACATATTGGAGAGCATAACCACTTTTCTGGACTGCCAACTTACACAACTCTTCCGTTTGTTCTTCAACATATTTGATAACATAACCAGTTTTCTGGACTGCCAACTTACAGATTTCTTCGGTTTGTTCTTCCACAAATTGGAGAACCCTACCATCCTGCTGGACTGCCAACTTACATATTTCTTCTGTTTGCTCTTCCACATATTTGAGAACAAAACCATTTTGCTGGACTGCTAATTTACAAATTTCTTCTGTTTGTTCTTTCACATATTGGAGAGCATAACCACTTTTTTGAACTGCCAACTTACAGATTTCTTCTGTTTGCTCTTCCACGTATTTGAGAACATAACCATATTGTTGGACTGCCAACTTACAGGTTTCATAGTCTTCATATGCTTTCTTTGGCCATCGGTTTATACTATATAGGTTAGTCAGTTTGACTAATTGGACGGGTGAACCCATAGTATTAGCTAATGTTTTTTTTTTAGGATTATATTTCAATTTTTTTTATAATTTTTTTGAAAAAAACTTACTTACACAAATGGCGAAAATTAGGCTTCATGTCATAAAGCAGAAAATTTATTGAAGTAAAATTTAATGCTTTTGCAAGAGTGGTTTACACCAATGAAGGTTTAAAATAACCATTTTAAACTTCATTGTAACATTACCCAACAACATTAAACACCTTTTAAGACATAAATCCGTTTACCTACATCCTAAAACCTACAGAAGTATGTCCTAAAACATAAAATTTTACTATGTAAGGCAACTACGTGCCGAGAGGCTAGAACAAGCCTATAAGGTTTGTTCTACTCCATCTAAAACCCTTAGGGTAAAATTTTATGTTTTATGAGATAAATTATTTTTTTTTATATTTTATTTAAAATTCATTTGTATCGGTAGTGGTAATTTCTAACAAGTCCTTTATTCTTTTATTAATACTATGTCTAGAATTAGATTTAGTATATGTATCTGTTTCAGCATCAGTTGTTTCAATGCGGATATGTTGATTGGTAGTGGGTATATCAAAATTAATAGTTTCTAATTCAGATGGCTCAAAAGGTTCGTAATTAAACTCTTCTTGTTTTTTGCAAATATTTGGTGTATTTTTTGTTTGTTGATCCCTAATATCTGATGATGGTGGACATATATTATAACATAGTAATTCATTAATATTTTTAATATCTGTTTTAATCTCACTTATTATATATTTTCCTTTAATGATGTTCTCTATTATTTTATCAATTTGGAAAAAAGAAGTTGGTAGAGACCATAATGTTAAAAATTCATTTATCTTTGTAAATATATTTCCCTTAAAAGTACTTGATAATAAATTTTCAAAATGTGTTATTACTTCTAATAAATCCCCATACATGGAAGGATTGTTTGAAAAGAATGAAATACATATTTGTATTGTATTATCACTTATTTTTAGACTATTTACTACATATATTGACTTTTTTTCATTTATCTTGAGTTCATTTTCAACAAGAAAAGAAATATATTCCTCTAAAATTGTGTTTAAAAGAGTGTTTTTGGTCAATATTGGATTTTCAAGGCAGTAGGTAATGATTACTTGTGAATATATTAAAAGTTTGGGCTTAGTAAGAAGTTCAATTAAAAACATTTTATCTAAAAATGAATAATTATTCGCTAAATTATTAATCTTGCAAGTTAAATTATTTACTTGATTTTCAATCATATATATAAATTTAATTTTTTTTTTATATTATTTTAATAATATATTAAAATAAATAAATTTAATTTTCAGTTTCAAAATCAGTTGCGGTACTAATTTCTAAAATATTTCTTAATTTATTTAAAATATCTGGATTTGCATCAGTATTATCACTTGTTGTTATATCAAAATCTTGTAAATTGGATAAACTAGTGTAATCGGAAGGCTCAAATGGTTCATTATATTCTTTTTTATTATATGTTTCTTCACTTGTATTTTCTGCATTACCTATACCTGCTAATTTACTTAATTCATTTGCTCTATTTTCGTCTTCTAATAATAATTTTTTACTATTATCAATAATATCATCCCTAGTTATTTCTTCTTTGTATGGATTATTCACATCATTTAAATGATTTGAATATAACTCTATTCTAGAGGACTCAATTAATTCTTTTATATAGTTATATAAATTTGGTACTTTATTTTTTACATCTAAATTTCTTCTAAGATATTTTTGTAATTCTTCAGTTTTTTCTTGTTTTGATTTTAATATCTCAGATGGTTTACTATACTTTTTATTCTTTATATTTATTAAAGAAATACCTTCAATATCTTTTAAGAAATCTAATAATTTTTCAACTACACTTTTATCATTATATTCTTTATGTTCAATAAAATCAATAAAATCTTTTAAACTTTCTAATATATCATCACCTCCAATAATTTCTCTTAATTTATTCTCTTCAGAAGGAATTATAACAACGTGTTTAATATGATTTGTTTTCTCTCCATTTAAGAACTCCGGATAATAGTAATTATATTTTCCATATTTATTTAAGTATAAACAAAGTAATACTAATATTAATTCATGAGAATTTCCTTTTAAAAAGTCATAGGTTTCCGTTCTGATTTCATAATTAGTTGGAATACCCAAAATTTCACTATTTAATGCATTATTGAATTCTAAAATTTCATTATTTTTCTCTAATTGTCTTAAAATATTATCTTGCTCTATTTTTATATGACATACTTCATATGCTAATTTATTTAATAAATTTACACATTTTGATTTCATTTCCATATTATTCTATTATATTATAATAAAATAATTTTCAAAAAAACTTATTGTTCTGTTATTTCAGTATTTGTTTCAGTTACATCTAAGATTTGTCTTAAACGTCTTTCAACGGCTTGGATGTTTTGACCATCAATATCTGTGGTTGTGGTGAAATCCATTGTGTCAAATGGTTCACTTGATTCAAAAGGTTCGCAATTACCATTGTTTAATTTAGGGTTATAATTGGTTGCAGAATTCTCTCTAGTGTTCTCTCTAGTGTTCTCTCTAGTTGCTCCATCACCATTTGTTGCACCCAATCCTGCATTAGTACCTTCTTGTCCTTCTGGTACACCAAGTGCAGCTCTAGTATCATTATCACCATCTTGACTATCGCCATCTTGAGAACCTTGTTCCGTGGTTTTTTCTTCTTCAGGTTGTTCTGCAAATCTTACTGAATTTGGGTCATCTAATGGTCCTTCTACTACCATGCCACCACCTGGGAATAATCTTACCTTTCTTGCTAAATCTTTTACACTTACGTATGCAGTGTATTTACTAGGTAAAGTGTTATTATATAAAGAAAGATTGGTAAAAACGTAAATAGTATGTCTACTATCATCACCTTCTTCTGGTTCCCAAGCTAATTTTACTTCTAAATATTCTTGACCAGATACAAATTCTTTTTTGGTAGAAGCGACTAATGTATCGCTTAAATAAGAAGGTACTTTTCTTTGAGCATGTAAAAGGGATAAATATACACTATACCATTGTGCCCAAGGCTTGAGAGACAACATATTTTTCTCGTAATCGCGAATTAATTTACATAAGGTAAAACTCATAGCATTTAACTTATTTGCACAGCAAACCATAACTATAATATATAACTGGAAAAAAAAAAATAAAATAAAAGAAAAATATTAATGAAAATACTTAATATTTTGCTAAACGTAATAAAACAGATTGGAATACTAAAGTTTCTTAAATATACCTTAAAGCAGAATAGAACACTAAAGTTTCTTAATTCTGTCTTTAATACAACTGCCATAAAACAAAAAAATTTATATTAGACAACTTTCAACTCACACAAAAAGTTAAAATTTTCTATTTTATTAGATATCTATTTAAAAAATATATATATTAATATTTATATGAAACGTCATATAAATACTCTTATTAATTATATTTTTAATAATATGTATTTTTTGAATAATATTCGTCAAAGAATTTTATCATACTTTCCTAAATATAAAAATAGTGATAATATAAATATAATTGAAGTGAATATTTATTTTTCTCAAAATAATAGTTTTGTTAAACTAAATTCAAATTGTCTAAAAGAATTACAGCAAAAATTAGATATTAATAAATTTATAAAATATAACGAAGTCATTTCTCTATTTCTTAAGTTTCATGATGTAGATTTTATTGAAAATAGTATATTAGACATAAAATATAAAATTAATAACAAGGTATACAAAATCAACATAGATATTTCAGCAGATAATTTTAAGTTCCCATTGTATAGCTCAATTAGAACTAATAATACTATTAATAAAATATTATTTGCATATATTTATGATACTGAAGACAATGATTATGAATATGAAATTACAGATGAGTTGGAAATGTATCAAGGGCCTCATAATAATTTTTATAATGATACAGAATATGGTGTCTTAATAAAAAATATAGTAAAAAATGATGGAGAAAAATTAATAAATAGTTTAAATAAAAATAGATATATATTAATACAGGACACCTTGTTAAACGAATATAGAATTGACTATCCATTTGATAAAAAAATAAATTTTATAAATAATGTTGATGAAGCAATTATTGAGGAAACACGTAATAATAATTCGGTATTTTTAAATGATTTTTTAAATAGAGGATTTTTAAGTAGAATAAAAGATATAGTTACTAATTTTATTGGTAATTCTTGATTATTATATTTTTTATCAGACCCTTAGAGTAATGATTTTTTATTTAAGAATTAAGAAAATCAATGTTTTTTTTAGATAATTTTAAGTAAATTATTTTCAAAAGCAATAGATTTTTTTATTCTTTATCTATAATATAATGGAAAAACAAAAACAAAGAAATTCTTATTTAGGTAATAATTTAATGTTCCTTTCTATAAATACTCCTGCACCAACTGCCTATAATATGGGTTCTGGAGTTTATGGAAGTTACGATAATATTAGATTAGTCGCAAATAAATATGATGGTTGGAGAAAACAACCAGCTGATGTGCCATTATTAAAAGGAAAATTATTTGTTCCACAAGGTACTCCCTTACCCCTTGCGAATGAAATGATATATTCTCAAATTCCAGAGGACTCAATGTTTTATTTTGCTAAAAATCAAGCAAGTCCAAAATGTTGCCCTTCTACATTTTCTACTTCTACTGGATGTGTATGTACTACACCAGAACAAAGAAGATTTGTAGGTGTTATGCGTGGTCAAAATAAGGATTGGCCAAATGGTCAATTTTAATTATTATTATTTTGTTTTTTTTAACAAAATAATATGAAAAAATTAAATATACATCATTTTAGCACCTTCACTCATTGGTACTTCAAAATTTATTTTACTAATTAATTTATCAACTATTTCATTTGTTAATTTGTAAGGAAAAGTCAAATCAGGAATTTGATAATCTAATTCTATTTTTTTGTCTTTTTTATTCTCACTATTATCTGGATGTTCTATGAATCTTAACATATTTATTTTTAAGTAAATATTTTCAATATGTCTTCTTAATTCACGCACACCTTCTTCCGTTGTAAATTCCGTTATTATATGACCTAATACATCATCTTCCCATACTACATCCTCTAATTCCATACCTACATTTTTACATAATTCCGGTATTAAATAATCTTTTGCAATTAGAATTTTATTTTCTTTTGAAAATCCTTTTAATGGTATTCTTATTAACCTATCTTTTAAAATTGGATTTATTCTACTATCATCATTATAAGAAAATACGAATAATACTTTAGATAAATCAAATGGAATTCCTGTGAAATATTTATCAAAAAAACTATTATTTTGCGTTTGATCTGTCAAATGCGTTAATACACCAACTATTTCTTCTCCATGCTTTGTTTCACTTATCTTATCTAATTCATCAAAAAATATTACTGGATTCATTGATTTAGTTTCCATTAATATACTTGCAACTCTTCCCCAAGTTGAACCCTCATAAGTATAATTATGTCCCTCTAAGAAAGAAGAATCAGTTGCACCACCTAATGCAATCATACTAAATGGCCTATTTAATGCCTTTGAAATACCATTTTTTACCAAACTTGTCTTTCCTATACCAGGTGGACCTTGTAAAGCTATCATATTTCCACTAGAAGATGGATTTGAAATCCATTGACTAACTACTTGCAAAATCTTATTTTTTGCTTCCGTATGGCCATAAACACTTTCCTCCATAGTCTTGTTTACATCGTAAAGGAAATTATATATATTTTTATGACCATCTGAAACTTTAACTGGCATGTCAATATGCTTTCCAAAAGGTATATTTAATATTCCATCTACCCATTTACTTAATTTAAAATATTCTGGATCACTTGTTTCCATATAAGATAATTGTTCTACCTTTTTCATTATCATTGATTTTGCTGATAATGTTATTGGGAATTTTAATAATCTATATCTCTCTGGTACATCTTCTTTATTGTAATTTTCTATTTCTTTTTCTAGATTTTTATACTCATCTCTCTGTTCCTTCGTCAACTTACGCCAATAAGCTATTTCTTCTTCCGTTAATACTTCAATTTCCTCTTCTGTTAATCCAAGGTCTTCATACTTCTTTTTATCTATATCTTCGTCATCTGTTGAAACTATTTCACTTTCGCTATCAGATGAATATTCTAAATCAATTACCATATCGGTTTCTGTTTCATTTTCAAGATTTGTATTAGATGATTTAGAATACGTATCACTATTATTTTTCTTTACTAACTCTTTCTTATGTTTCTCTATTTTTTCTTCATTCCAAGGTGTTACTTCCTCTAAATATTCCTTTAATTCTTCTTCCTCATCTTCACTTTCAAATATTTTTCCAGATTTTATATCCTTTTCACTTGGTATTATAAAATCATCTTCTTTGTTATAATATCCTCCGTATTTTTTTATTTGTTTCAATTTCTTCACATTCTGTTTCGTTAAATTTGTTTTACCTTTTTTTCTTCTATTTTTTTTCTTAGCTGAATTCTTTGTTTTCTCTATATACTTATTTAATATTTCTGATGTTAATACATTCGCCAATTCATTTACATCTAGCTCAATATAATTAACATTTTCACTATTTTTTTGGGATTTACCTGTTTTATTTGTTTTTTTTTCAATTTTTTCACTTATTACAGAATTGTCTGTTTCATCTAAATTTGTTTTTTGTGATTTGTCAGACATAGTACAATTGTATTTTTGAGAGGAAATTTTATTAAATTCCGGAAAAAAACTTTTTTCCTTAATATTTTTTTTTAATTTTTCTTTTCCATCTATAATTTTTATTCGTTTATTTTGAAAATTATCAGTATTCTCTGCTTCTAATTTACGTTTTAACATTGCTCTAGTGACTACACCATTTTCTTCTTCCATTCTTACATTAACCAAGTTTAAAGAATTCTCTTTAAACCCAATTTGTATAAAAATTTAATAAATATTTAGAATATCTTTTACAAACTTTGTAATATTGATTTTGAGTGTATCTCATAAAGTAGAATTAGGGAACTTAGGAGTTCCCTATTTTGCTTTAAGACATTTACAAAAATTATTACAATTTTTAAGAATAAGAATTTTTTTAAAAATTGAAAAAAAATAAAATTAAATTTAAAAGAATAAGTATATATAAAGATTTAATAATCTTATAATAATATAGATGTCAAAATTAAAGCAAGAATTATTAGATGTGAACAATGTAAAATCAATTACGCACGTACAATTTGGATTACTTGATCCAGAATTAATGCGTGCAGCATCTGTTGTTGAAGTAACCTTGCCAGTGACTTATGAAGGAACCGAACCAACTGATAATGGTATTATGGATACTCGTATGGGTGTAATTGAGAAAGGTCGTGTTTGTCCTGTGGATGAGTATGACCATACTATTACTCCTGGGTATTTTGGTCATATTGAATTGCCATTACCAGTATATTGGATTCAACATGTAGACACCATTACAAAATTACTCCGTTGCGTTTGTGTTAGATGTTCATCAATTTTGATTGATAAATCAGATGCAAAATTGATGCGTGAAATTAAAAAGAGAAGTGGTGAAGGAAGATTCAGGTATATAGTAGAATTATGTACAAAAAATAGTAATAAGAAATGTATTAACGAAGGATGTTTTGCCGACCAACCTGTAATGTATCGTAAAGTAGTTGGAGATAAGTTAAAGGTAAAGGAAACTTGTATCCAGATTGAGGCTGAATTTAAGCCAGATTCATTAAAGGATGCAGAGGAGAAGAAGAAGAAGGTTCCTTTAACTCCTAAGCAGATTTACAATATTTTCAAGAGAATTACTCCAGATAATGTCAATGTATTAGGTTTTAATAACAAATTTGCAAAACCGGAGTGGTTACTTTGCACCGTTTTACCGGTTTCTCCTCCAGCAGCTCGTCCATCAGTAAGACAAGATAATAACCAAAGGGCGGAAGATGATATTACAGCGCAATATTCTAACATTCTTAAAACTGTTCGTTCATTAAAAAAGGCTATTGAGAAAAATGCAGAAAAGAAAGTAATTAATACTCTTCATGGATTACTTCAATTCCACGTAGCAACGCTTGTTGACAATGAAATCAAAGATATTCCTCAAGCCGCACATCGTTCTGGGAGACCTTTAAAGGTTATTCGTCAGAGGTTGAAGGGTAAGGAAGGTCGTCTTAGGATGAATTTAATGGGTAAACGTTCAGATTTCTCAGCTAGAACAGTTATTGGCGTAGACCCTAATATTAGTATTGATGAATATGGTGTACCGGAAAAGATTGCTATGAATTTAACTATACCAGAGAGAGTAACAAGTATGAATATTAATAAGTTGTATAAAATGGTTAGAAATGGTCCACATAATTATCCAGGTGCAAAACAGATTACTAAGATGAATTATGATGAAAATGGCAGACCAAACCCTGAGACAATTTCCTTAAAATATATTGACCGCAATACTATTATCTTGGAAGAGGGTGACGTTGTAGATAGACATGTAATTGATGGCGATGTGGCATTATTCAATAGGCAGCCATCACTTCATAGGATGAGTATGATGGGACACAAAATTAGAGTAATGAAAGGTCTTACATTCCGTTTGAATGTATTTGTCTGTAAACCATACAATGCAGATTTTGATGGAGATGAGATGAATATGCATCTTCCTCAAAATATTGAGACCAGTTATGAATTGCAAAATATTACTATGGTTCCAAACCATATTATCAGTCCAGCTAAGTTACTGCCAATTATTGTGGTTGTGCAGGATAGTATGACTGCTGCCTACCTATTTACTCAGCCATTTAACAAAATTGACAAGCGTCTTATTAATAACTTGATGATGTCAAACCATGAATTCAATGGTCTTTTCCCGGAACCAAAGGAAGATGGAAAATGGACTGGTCAAGATGTATTTAGCATGTTTATGCCGGACATTAGTGTAAATGCGAATAATAGTGCATATGATGATTATCCAAGTGATAAAAATCACGTAGTTATTAAAAATGGTAAATTTGAACGTGGTGTTCTTGATAAAAAATTCTTAGGTGGTTCTAATAGTAGTTTGGTATATTCTATCTATAATACTTTTGGACCCGAAACTACAAAAAACTTCTTAAATAATACTCAAAGAATTATGACTAGATGGATGACAGCAAATGGTTTTAGTATCGGCATTGGAGACGCGGTTGCGAAGAAATCAACAACTGCACTTGTAGAGAAAATTGTACAAGAGAAAATTCAAGAGGTTAATACTTTAATCAAGAAGGCGAATCAGGGTACATATAAACCAAGTCTTGACCAGAAATTTATTTTCAAGAGTCTTGAGCAAGATATTATTGGTGTACTTAATAAGGCTATGCAAATGTCACACAAGGAGGTTAAAAAAACTATTAGTGAATTTAATCGTTTCAACGTAACGGTTACATCTGGAGCAAAGGGTATCAAGCAAAATATTGGACAAATTATGGCAGTTTTAGGTCAACAATCAGTTGAGGGTCATCGTGTAGGTTTTGGATATACAAAGAGAACTTTACCCCATTTCTCAAAGGATGATTATGGAGCAGAGAGTCGTGGATTTGTAAAAAATTCATTTAGTTTTGGTTTGAGTCCAATTGAGGTATTCTTCCATCAAATGGGTGGTCGTACTGGTTCAATTGATACTTCTATCAAGACGGCAGAGTCGGGTTATATCCAGAGAAGATTGATTAAAGCAATGGAAGATTTAGTTGTAAAATATGGTGGAACAGTTAGAAATGCAGTTAATAACATCGTCCAGTTTACTTATGGTGATGATTCAATTGACCCAACTCGTCTAGAAAAATTAAAACTTCCGATTATCGAGAAGAATGACGAGCAATTAGAAAAGGATTACTTATTTAATGAAAATGATATTGAAAGTTTAAAGACTATTATGGAAAAAGCTGCATATGATGAATTAGTAAAAGAAAAGGATTATGTGGAATTATTAAAGGGAGAGTATGAGAGAATTTACAATTTCAGAAAGACTTGCAGGGAAAAATACTTTGCACACATCTCTCTAATGGATACTACTATTTATTCCCCAGTTAATTTATATCGTGTAATTAATATTGCAAAAGAACGTTTCCACGTAAAGAACTACCAAAAAACGGATTTAACTCCACAATATATTAATCATAAGATTGAAAAACTTTTAGAAAGGCTTAACGAGTTTGTCCCCAAGCATTCATTAAAATTATTTGAGATGATGGTATATACATATTTATCTCCAAAAGTTTCCATAATGAAGGAAAGGTTTTCAAGATTAGTATTTGATTATATTATTGATAATGTTCAAGAGAAGTTTATTACTTCCTTAGTCCAACCTGGTGAAATGGTTGGAATCTTAGCTGCACAATCAGTTGGAGAAACTACTACACAAATGACATTAAACACTTTCCATTCTGCTGGTGTAGGTTCAAGTTCAGTTGTTACAACTTCTGGTGTCCCAAGAATGAAAGAAATTGTAAATGTAGCGAAGACTATTAAAACTCCATCTTTATCGGTATATCTTAGTGATGAATATTCATCTGATATTGCCAAGGCGAAAGAGATTAAATCACAACTAGTTTTTACTAAAATGGAAGAGATAGTAGAAAAAACCCAGATTATTTATGAGAATAATGAAGGCGATGTATCAAATGATGAGGATATTGAATTTATTAAGACCTATCAAGATTTCGCAGATTTGATTGGATATAATCAATGTCCTCAAGAAAAATTATCAAAATGGGTATTACGTATTGAATTTAATAAAGAAGATATGATGAACCGCAATATTTTCTTATCTGACATCCAAGAAATTATAATGAGAAATAGTTCGGTTGAAGATAATGTACAATGTATATTTAGTGACGATAATGCTGGGAACCTTATTATGAGGATACGTATAATAGATGAGCCAACAGATGAAGATTACCTATCATTCCTCCAAGAATTAGAAAAGACATTGATGTCTATTACCATTAGGGGTATTCCAAACATTGATATGGCAGAAGTTACTTTAAAAAAGAAATTAGTTTACACAGCTAATGGTGGCTACCAAATGAAAGATGAATGGTGTTTGCAAACAGAAGGTGTAAATTTAATTGATACTTTACTTAATTCTTATGTAGATGAAACCAGAACAACATCAAATGATATTAATGAAGTATTGGAAATTTTTGGAATTGAGGCAGCAAGGAATTGTATTATTACGGAGTTTATTAAGATTATTGATGAGTTTGGTATTAATTATAGGCATATTGCAATCTTAGCAGATTTGATGACATATCGTGGAACTATTATGCCAATTGAGCGCCATGGTATTAATAGGTCAACAGATACAGGCCCTATTGCTAAGAGTACTTTTGAGGAATCAACGGAAATTTTAGTAAAGGCATCAACATTTGCTCAAAATGATAAGATGAGTGGAGTATCATCAAATATTATGATGGGTCAATTTCCTAAAGTGGGAACAAATAGTTTTGAGGTGATGTTTGATGAGATGAAGTTTATGCATTTATTAAAAGAACAAAACCAAAATAAGAACAAAACGAAGGAGATAGTAAAAGAGGAAGTAACTATTGATAATGTTGAAAATGAGATTGAGGATAAATTTAAGGATAATTTGTTCGGTTCAGTAGAGGATTCATTTGGTTTCCAATTAGATATAACGAAAAATGCAGAAACCAGTATTAATGCACACGTAATCCAAGAGATTGGTATGCAAGTAAAAGGTGAAAAAAATGAAAAGAAAACCCGTAAGATTAAAATAAAGAAATAGATTATTTTTTATGAAACCATAAATTAGCAACCCATTTTTCACAATTTTTTACTGGTAAAGAAGAATGATATGATTTAGTATCAATTACATATTCCTCTTTATCTTTTTTATAATTTTGAAAATATACTAACTTACCTTTTTTAGGTTTTACTTTGATATCTAAATTAGGGAAGTATGTTTCACCACCTTCTTCTACATCATTTAAATAAAGTAATATAGTAAAAAATCTATGGCAGTATTTTTTTTCAGTAATTATGCTAACACTTGGATCCAGATGTTTTTTATATTCTTGACCATCTTCATATTTTACGACCTGAAAATGTTTATCAAATTGTTTTGGATTTTTCCCTGTTAATTTTACTATTTTATAAAATATTTTACTGATTAGTTTATCGGCATTAATTGGTATAAAAGTATTCTGACTAGTTCTGACATCATTTACATTTGCATTTTCTTTAGTACCAACCATAGAGGGTTTTAATTTTTCTTTTGAAACCTCTATTAATTTTTCACAATATTTATCAGATAAAAAATTTTCTATTTCAAAAATTGTTAATTTATTACTTAATATATTCATATTCTTTCTTTCCATAGTTTATAAAATTAAAACTATCTTCTTTCTGAACGAATTATTATTTAAAAAAAGAACAATAATTATTTATAAATGTTTTCTCATAGAAGGTCATTTAGTTTAGATAAAAATTTACCATCAATGAATTTAGATTCACCTTTTAGATCAAATAAAATTAGAAGGAATAGTATGTCTTATAATCAATTAGAAGAAATAGAAATGGGTACATTTGAAAATAATGAAAATCGTTTTCAAATAGAAGTTGAGCCAACTATTAGAAGAAGAAATCATATTAATGATTCAGTCATTAATATTCTTAACAATAATATTGATATTGAATTATTAGAAAGAGACCATTTAAATGAAAAAATATATAATTATAAAATTACTATACTTGGATATTTGTATTATTGCTTGCTTTGTTTAGGGATGCCATCTTTTTTAAATGCTGTTACATTAGGAGAGACTCGTTTAAATGCTGATTTATTATTTAATTTTTATGCATCACCATTTATTTATAAAGTATGTTTCAGACAACATTTTTTATATTATTACAAAAATAACAAAAAAAATCTCTTTTTTTATTTATTATTTTATATATTAGGTTTTTGTATTAGATTTTTGGATAAAATAGATGGATTACAAACATTTGTATTAAACACGGAGGTTTTTAACTATAATAATAAGGCACACCTAGTATTATTTTGGTTAGTAATAATATATTTATTAACTACATTTATTTATGAGATAAGATCAACAGTTTGTTGGAAAATAAATATTGGATTATTATTTTTAGGAATGTTTTTCGTATATATATCCTTAAATGAATTTGTAAAAAATGGTATAGTTTATCATTTTCATCATTTTTTTGTAGGATTAATATTACATATAGTTTGTCAAAGAAAAACTAGAATAAGTTTTTTTAATAATGCTATTGGATTTGGAGTATATATTGAAGGGATTGCACTATGGGGATTTGGTAGAATTATTTATAAGTAATTAGTTTGTAAATATCAGATAAAACTTTACAATCAATCTCATTATAATATTTTATTTCATCTATTTCTGATATTTCATTTAAATTGTCAGTTTCTTTTAGACCATTAATAATTGCCATAGATGCACCAAGACCATCCATAACAGAACTATTCCATTCCGTTTCTATATATCCATTTTTCTTTAAGTTTTTGGCTACATTTTTTAGCCCAAAATCATAAACACCATACTGAGTAATGGGTTGCTCTCTAAATGTCTCTAACAAATCATACCACTCAATCTCTTTAACTAAATTATACTTATTCTGCAATTTATTAAACAATGATGGTTCTGCCTTTGACCAATGTATTAAAATTGCTTCTTCCATCTGATATTCAGTTTTCTTTTGATAAATATATTTTAGAAACTCTTTGCAAATAGCTTCTTCTGATAGTTCATCGATATGTTTAGTTACTAAATTTTCAAACTCCCATTTTTGTGTAAGTGGATTTATATGCCCAATACCAATCATATATAGATGAACTCTAGAATTAATATCAAAAGTAATGTCACTGGTATTAATAAATTCAAAATCTACAAAAAAACGTAGTTTACTATTTAAATCAATAGTATTAATACTATTTTTACCATAAAGTAGTTTTTTATTTTTCCTATTTGCTTTTACTATTTTTCTAACAACTGAACTTTGTTTATCACTTAAACCAAGTTTGGATGTTTTATATCCTTTTTGTTCAAAAGAATAGATTCCATTATTAATTGCAATATCGCGATTTTTAACACCACAGCACCATAATAAGGTTAAATCCTTTTTATCGGTTGCTAATTGTTTTTTCATATTATGCCAGGGGTAATCAAGACGATTATTCATATTAGGTAAGAAACATTTTAAGGTACTATCTTTTGGGTCATGTTCTTTGCCATATTGGCGGACCCATTTGAGCCAATCAATTGCTTCTAAGGATTTTTCCACTATCTCTTTATCTTTTCCTTGATAATCAATAACACCTAAATGAGTTTTTCCATCATTTACTATTCCTTTTTTGTCAATAAATCGTCTTCCTAAGATAAAACCATATTGTAATGATTGGTTAAATTTATCTTCTAGAATTTTATTATATAGATAGATTTGTCCTTTATAACATTTTATACTTCCTTTATTTTTTATTAGGCCGTGTATATCCTCATGAATAGTTGAAAATTTTATATCAACAACAAAATAGGTTTTATTAGAAACATCTTTTAAAGTAATCTCACTCGGAATCGCAAAATAGTTTTGAATTAAATCACTACGTACTATTAAATCTGCAATACCATAAATTTGAGAATCGGCACTTTGCAAATTTGCCTGATATATAATAGGTACACCTTTTTCCATCATTTGATTCGTTATTTTAACATTGTCAAAGCTAAAGTAAGAGCCAGGTGGAGAAACTACCTCAATATCATTTGGAAAACGTTTTTTTAAATCCTCGATCACAAAATTTTCATACTCATTTCCTCTATCCATCAAAAATTTAAAGTAATCATAATCACAATTAAAATTTGTATCTTTTTTATAACCATTCATCTCACCATAATACTTAAACCAATCCAAAATAGTATCATTTAATAAATAATTTCGTGTTTCAGATGGGGAAACCCATTCTTGATAATTTTCACCAAGATGCTCAGCTACTCTTTTGCGTTTATTTTTTCTAGATACTCTATTTGCAATGCTATTATTATCTAGTTCTGAAAAATTTCTTTTTTTAGAAATTCCCATTTTATTATTTATTCTAAATAGTTTCTGATTTCCTATTTTTAAAATTTGTCTAGAAATAATTGAAAATAATCTAAAAATATAGTCTTCATCTAAACTAAAGCTTATTATATTGATGTCATCTAATTTCCAATAAATATTTTTACTATCTATTTGATAACTTCCTTTATCTATTGCGTTTTTATCATTATTATAACTTTTTTCACTACCATACTCATTAAATTTAATAAAAACAAGCTTACATAATTTTTTCTCAGTTAAATACATCAATATATGAGATAAATAGTTCATATATTCTTTAACTGGTAGAATACTATTTCTATTTACCAAAGGAACCAGATAATATATTGTATCTTCAGTCATAAAATCAATATTTATATTGCTTTTTGTTAATGTATTATCATTATTTTTTATATTAAAAAATGTTTGTATATTTTGTTCCTTAAAATCTATCTTACTTTTATTAACAATAAATAGTTGAGAAAGTTCTTTGTATATTTCATATTTATTATCAAAAATAGAATCTCTTAAAATATATCCATAACGATTTATTTTTTCTTTGAATAAATTATTTATAATATTAAAAAAACAAACAATATTATTTTGTTCAGATGAAAATTTACTTGAAATTTTGTTCATAACTATTTATAAAAAAGTTATGAATATTTTTTCAATTTTATTTTTTAATTTTAATTTTCTTTTTAATTACTACTTTGACATTATTTGATTTGTTTTCTTGAGTATTATTATTATTTTTATTACCAAATTGAGCTAATATTTGATTTCTGAAATCTTCTGGTAATTTATTAATTTTAAAAATATATGTGCCATTTTGTTGCACTATATTAAATATTCTTTTATTAAAACGTTTGTTTGTAAAAAGTAAGATAGTTGGATTTTTCTTTCCAACCAAAAATGAAGTAAATCCTAATGGATTTGTTTTTGTAATTCGTCTTTCTAATAAAATAATATTTACATTTAATGCTAAAGATAATACAAAAACATCTACTTCATTTGCTGGATAATCATCATTCATTAAATAATCTTTCAAATTACTAATAGTATTTATATTCTTAAAAATAGTTCCATTAACCTTTTTATAAATCATTAATAAACGATTTGACTGATCCATATCATTTTTATTTATGTTCTTATATTCAGTGTATTTTTGAATATCTTCACTAGTTATATTATCTATCTTATCCATCATCATCTGCTTTAAAGTTTTCACATTTTTTATATTATTACTTTCTGTTGATAATCCCCTTATTAATGATAAAAATAATGTATCATTTTCTACATCCTCTTCATACATTTTAAAAGATTTGGATAATAATTTTACCCAATGTGAAGGTAATAAAGATAATTTTAATATGTCTATTGTCAACTCTTTATTTGATATTAAATACTTTTCTTCATTTATACCATAATATTTTGGTTGCGTTGTACTATACATATCACTTGGATTAATATAATATTCCTTCTTCTTCTCATAATATTTTCTTATCTCCGCAAATGGGTCAATAGTGCCCTTGACTAAAATCTCATCTTTTCTATTGAAATTAATTTCCTTCTTATCTATAATATCATCAATTTTATCTTCTACTATTTCATCACCCAAGAATTTATTTCTTAACAATTCTTCTACTATTCTATCTATAAATATTTTAAAAGTATCAATACCATTTACTGGGTCCTTCTTTAATATTAATAATTTACATTTATTACTTCTATAATGACAATGGAATGTTTTATTACAATCAACCTCACTACGTGATAATGGACCACATTGGCGACGAATATTAGGAGTATAATATGTATTAATATCAAAAGGTAGCTTATCAACTATTTCTACCAATTCTTTTGCAAAATTAAATACCTTTTTAAATAACTTTTCACGTTTAACATTAATACTTTCTTTTAAGCTAATTATTGAAATAATTTCATCTCTTATTTTATCTGTTTGAATATTTCTACTAATTTCAAAACGCAATCTCTCATAAGTTTCATTCATGAATTTAATATATTGTACTATTTCCATTCGCGCATCTGGTATAATATTATCTAATGCAATATTTTCATTTGCATTACTATGATATTTTCGCAATGAAACTGGTAAATCTAATTTGGCACTGGTCTCTTTTACTGGTATTATTATATTATTCTCCAATAAAATTGCATTTATATGTTCTTTATCGTTTAATATTTTTTGCACAGGCTTATATGGTAATTTTAATGTATCAGATAATTTTTCATAAGCTTTTAATGCCATAGATAAATCAACAGGTTTATATTCTCTAACCTCTAACTCTAATATTTCTCCCTGAGGTAAAAATGGAAGCATCAAACCTTCTGATGTAATAAGTGCATATGTTTTATTATATTCATCTTTAATTTGTCCTGCAATTTTAATTGGTAATTTTTTATTTCTACTAATAATATTTGTTAATTCTTGATAAGTAACTTCGTCACTTAATTCAAAAAATTTATCAGCTGGCATATTTTCTTTACGAATTGATTTCCAGGATATTTTTTCTCTTACAACACACTTACTAATTGCCATATTATATATTCTGATTACTTCCGGCTCTACCGAAGTAAATATTTTTTGAGGAACCAAACTACCTTTTATATTTTTTACCTTAAAAAGTGGCTCAAAATATCTACCATCCGTATATAAAAATATTGATTTCTTATTTAAATTAAAAAAATCTTTTGCATTAAACCCGCGAGGACATAAAATTGCACGATTTGTTATTACAAAAATATTTAAACCATCTTGCTCCAATACTTTTGGTCTTGATAAAAAATCCCACAAATATTCTTCATTGTATGGGTCCTCTGACTTTATAAAATTTTTAAAATTATCAATTGACTCTTTATTTGTATTTGGGTCTTTGAACATAATTTTTAATTCACCATTGTTTAAACTATTATACATTCTTGGTGTTAAAACTTTATCCAATAAAAATTCTTTTAATATGCTTTTACTTACCTGAAATTGTTTACTTTCAATTACTGATGCAATTGCTTGTAAAAATGATTGCTTCTCATCATTTGTCACACCCCTTCTTAAAAAACAACTATTCCCCTCACTCATATAACCTGTTTCACATTTTGAGGAAAATAATTTAGCTAATAAAGCTGGTAAAATACCATATCTATTTTTAGGTAATGGCATTTTTTCCCTTCCCATTATATAATCAGTTGAACCTTCCTCTCCATTTTCATTACTCTCCTCGCCTATACATTTCTGGAATAAAGTATATTTTTTACTCTTAGGATTATTCATTGGCATTTTATAACAACAAGGCATACACAAATTTAATGGGTGCAATGATGGATCAAAAAATCCAGGATATGGGTGGAACTTATCAGCTGGTGTTATTTTTAACCAAGTTTTACGTCCCTCCTTCAAGCATTGCGGACAAAGTGCTGTTAAACAAATACCTTTTCTCATTTTTCTTTGCTCTATTTTATCTTTAATATCATCGTAATAGATTGGAATCTGTTGGTATGGACACCATACTTGTGCACAAATATAATAATTTTGTCTGTCTGGTGATGAACCATATTTTATTGAATAAGTATATGAACGAGGGTCAATGCGTTTATCATCTTTAGGATTATGTTTAAATACAAGTGGTTGCCTATCTTGGGGTTGACATTTTCTTGCATAATTTTCATACTTATCTGTACTGGTAAATTTAAATAAAGATATATCGTACTTCTGTAAACGACGTAGTGAATATACTTCATCTTCACAAAAATCTGTACAAGTATCTTTATTCTTTAATTGGTCATCACATTGAATGCGAACATCCTTCGTTAATTCTTGATTTTTTGCTAAATAAGAATCACGATTAAAAGCAAATGGTTCATTACTTGTTGGTTTAATATTTTCAACATCTTCATCATCTTCTTCCGCAATTTCATTCATATAATCTCCATAATCTTCATTATATGAAGAACCAAATCCATTTCCATAATTATAAACATTTCCATATTTATCACTATTTGTATTTATATTTAAATCTAATTGTTCTTCCTCTATCTCCTGCTCTAAATTAATTAACTCTCCTGAAAATAATTCTTTTGCTATATTTTTACTAATGTATTTTTTCTGATTAAAATAAATACTCAAAAATTTAACTAAGAAATTATTACTTGCCGTTAATTGCCTTACTGATTTTGAACCCTTTATATGTATTTTATTATTTAATAATTTTAACTCAATACCAGTTTGACGCATTCCCTTATTATTCGTTCCCAAAAAACCATACTTTCTTTCCCATTCTTTATAAAGTTTAAAGGCTTCTTCTGTACTTTTTCCAAAATTATCGGAAACTAATCTTACTACATTGTCTACTGGTGTATTTGGTACTTGTTGGAAGGTTTTATGAATAAATTCATATACTTCGTTCATTTTACTATAATTACTTACACGTTTATACTTCATTAGTAGCATTCTATCTTCGTAATTTTTTTGTGTTAAAACTGGAGAAACATAAGGCGAAAATTGATAAGAAAAATCATTTAACTTTTTAAAATCAATTGATTCTTCATAATTTAATGGTAATATTGAATCAATCAAAATTAAATTAGTTTGACCATTAAAAACTAAGTTGTTAGATGATTTATCATAATCAACATCGGGTAATAATAATTTTATGTTTCTTGAAATTCTCCTATGAATACGAAAATCTATTTCGTTTACTTTTTTTAATAATTCGCTAATATCCTTTATTGCTTCATATACATTATTTAAATTTGCCTTATGTGTCTCTTTATACGCAAAACTAATCTCAATATTGCCATTTTTATGAATATTTATAGTACTATATTTTGGTCCATCTTCAGATTGGTACAAAAATCTTTTAATAGTTAAACCACGAGTAGAATATTTTAACTCTTTTACCTTTGTTTCTTTATTAATTTTAGTGTTGGCAATCCATTCTTTTACCTGCCTTTCTGTGATCATACCACTCTCAATAACTGGCTTATAAAAAACATAATAAGGTGTCACCCATTCCGGGTCCTTATACCTCATAAACGGCGTTTTCTCATCCAACTTTAACAATTGAAAAATGTCTAATAAATCTATAAAATCATCTTTATAAGTATGAGTAATATGCACTCTAACCTGAATAATACTACATTCTCCAAATAAAGATTTCTCAGGCTTTATTTCTGAAACATAACTCATTAACTTGTCTTCAGTATTTAATAATTTTTTTAGCCTCTCCATATCTTCAAATAAACCAGTTTTATCAAAATTTACATTGCCATTTGGCCAATGTTTAACTATATAACCATTCAATAATAATGCATCAATCTCTTTTTTATTCTTTTTTAAATATTCAACTTCGTCCATTAAATTGTGTAGGTATATTTCATTACCTTTGATTGATAATGATTTTGATGCCTCATAAATTGTCATATCATTATTATTAATTAATACCTCGCCTAAAATAATTTGACCATTTTTTCCAACAAATTTTTTATAATCTGGTTTTAATTCTGATAATAAAGATGGGTTTATATCTAAATTGTTATATTTATATCCCAAAATCATTGGCTCATTTGTTTTTTTATTAACAACCCATAATTCTTGATTATTTTCTGTTATATAGTCATTTTGATTACTTAAAAAAGTAAATATTTTACGCTTAAGTTGAGTGATTGAATCATCTGCGTATATATTTTGGTAAAGAATTTCAAAATCCTTTGTTTTATGAGAAGTTATAGTTGATAAATTTTCCTTAGAGTAATGTTTTTCTAATTCTTCCAATGATTTTTTATCTAACTCTTTTTTAGATTGATATATATCTAAGATTTTCTTAACATTTTGAGGGGGTTTTCCAACAAAAATAAAAGACTTATTACGTTTTAAACGATTTATTCTTATAATTTTAAAAATAATATTATCATATGTAACATCTGAACCACATTTCATAATTCTTTAATCTGTAGGGAGATTTTTATTTTTTTCCTTGTATCTTATAAAGCATAAAATTTTACTTTGTAAAATTTTATGTTTTAGTAAAAATTGCATTTACACCTAAAATATTTACTATTTTACTTTTGCCGGCTCTATTTCTATAACCATAAAACTCAAATCATCATGCGTTATTCTATCATTTATTTTATATTTTCTCATTATGGGTTCATCATTCATTACTTCTAACATTCTTTGATATAAATTTTTTCTTTCACAAGTAACTTCTTCATAAACTTCGTTAAAAGTTAAAACATCCCATAATCCATCCGAACCCATTACGATATTTGCCTTTTTTAAATTAGGTACAAAAGTAAATAAACATTCTGGGACATAACTAGACGACAAATATTTCTTATGGTAAAAATCTCCAAAGGACTTCAGTGTTTGTAATCCCGCAACTGCTGAACCAATATTTGGAGATATTGTTTCTACATTTGCTATTCCATATGATGACCATGAAATTCCATCTATATTTACTGAACCTGAACCTACACCTTGAATACCAAATCTACCCATTGATGGATGATTTTTTTGTAACTCATTTAAATGAAAACGACAAACGGGATTTGGCATAACTTTGCCATTCCTCAGTTCATTCAAAAAACTTGTAATATTAGTTATATATCCTTTTTCTAATAATATCTCAATTGGTAAAGATTTACACAAATAACTAATAATCGTTTCAGCTTCATTAAATTCTTCTATAATCCTACCATACTTATCCACTATTTTTGAGCCAGTTGCTAAATAAGGAAACATATTCATCCGATTATGATAAGGTAAAAAACTTGTTAAACCATTATTCCTACAATAATTAACATATTCTTGAACTGAAGCTAATTCATCTGCATTTGCATTTCCTATAACTTCCATTCTTGGATTTTTATTTAAATGAAAAATAGCAGAAGAAGAATCTCCCCAAGAAATCATACCTACATGTGTCCCTCCACTTGAATTAGTTATTAAAATAGTTATAGTGCATGTAGTTCCACCCTTTGTATCATTAATTAGATGAAATTCTCTAGAAAATTTTTCACTTTCTATTTTTATATATTCTTCGTCCTTTTTACTAACTGCAAAAAGAAATAAATCATTCTTAACAAATTTCTCTATGGCAACCGCTAATATTTTTTGATATTCCTCTTCTACTCTTCCATGACCATCCATATTTATATATAAAAATACTTTACCCAAATCTGATTGAAAATTTTGGTATAATACTATATCTTCTCCACCAATAAATCCTTTAAAATTGCTAATATTTATTTCATGTCCAATCTCTTTCTTACCATTTGCATATATTGATAAAAGAGAAATATTTGCAGGTAATTTTGTTTTTCTGGATTTAGTCCAAGGTTTTCTTTTTCTTTTCTTTTGAATTAATTTTCTACAACACTTCTTTACAAATCTCGCATCTTTTACTCTACGTTCTAAAAACTTATCCATATCTTTTTTTTATTAAATTTTTTTAAACCTTTTTATTATTTTTAACTTAAGAAATTTTGATTAAATATATATAATTATTAAAAAAATGGAGTGTTGTATATGCCTTGAAAATGGCCTTGAAATTATTACCAGTAGACTAGTTTGTTCACACAAAGTTTGTTTAAAATGTATTTGTGAATTAAACTCATTTTTGTGTCCATTATGTAGACAAAATTTCAAAAAAGATTTACCCGGTCGTATTATAAAAATAATTCAAGAGAACCAGGAGAAAAGTGGGAAAAAAGAAGAGGTAGTAAATAATTTTGATGTAAATAGTTCATATCATTTTCCACCATTAGGTAGTTGAAAATTAATTTAATTCGGCTTTTAATACTAGAGGATAATTTAAAATTTTATTAAACTCACTATATTTTAAAAAGCATCTATATTCTTTGTTATAATTTATTTCATAAACATTCGATTCGTTATAAAACTCTGTAGTTAATAAAATAAATCTTAATTTATCAGTAAAAGGATTATTTGATAAATAATTATAATAATCTTCTGGACTATGTAAAGTAACACGCATGTTTTGAGGTATAACTAAATCCCAATTTATTTTAGGAGTTCTCATTGGATTCATATAATTTTTAGTTATAATTGTTTTTTTATTTGGAATAAAATCATTTATTTCATATCCAGATACTATAGCTGAATAATATTTATCAACAAATAAAGAAATAGTAATTGGAAAATTATTTCCTAATAATTGTTGATGTATTAAATATGTAATGACATTCAATGAAAAAGTTGCACCTCCATCACCATTAAAAAGCCAAATTTGTTTATTTGGTTTGGCTAATGTCATTCCATATGCATTTGGTGGGCCAATGCCGATTGATGCCCATGTTGTAGATGAATCCCAAGTATTTAATTCTTTTATATTAAAATATTTTCCAGCAGCTAACCAATGGTTTCCATTATCGGTCACTACATTTGGTTTAATAGATAATTTATCATAAACTAGATATGCATTATAAATATAATCTTCAAGTTTACTAATTCTTTTAAGAGGAGTGTAAAGTTTATTATTTGAATTTATAAGAAACTCTTTCCATTTATTATTTGTTGAAATATGTAGGCCTTCTAAGATATTTTCAATATTATTAACAACAAAATAATGGTCTACTAATTTTTCAATAGTTTCTTTATATAATGATATTGAAACTATGTTTTGTTTATTTTGTAATATTCCACTAGAAAATTTTGTAGTATAAAAGTTTGAAGAATCTGTTAATCCTCCTGATAAATTACCAACTATTAACACATTTTTTGCGTGGTATAATGCATAATTAGCTGAATGATATCCTAACGTACCAACTCGTCCACAATTTATTCCTCCATTTATAACACATCTTCCTTTCCAGGTTGTAATATAGGGTAAATTATTTCTTTTTATAAACTGATAAACTTTGTTAATATTTTCATAATTTCCTTTACCAATAATTACTAATGTATTTTTTTTATTATTTAATAAATTTTTTATTTGACATTTTATATTCTTTTCTATTTGTTTTTCTCTTTTTATTTCGCAAATAGTTTTAGGCGGTTCATAATAAATATATTTTGGTGATATTAATTCTGTATCTATTTTTATTTCTATCAATACTCCCGTGTTTTTAGTTTTTGCAATTTCATATGCTGTTTTAAAAGTAATATAGGTTAAAGAAGGGTCAGAAATTACAAAAGTATAAGGTATAATATCTGCTAATCCATTAAAATCTATTTTTTGAAAATCATAAAAACTATCTGTTTTTACATACCCACTTATTACAACTAATGGATTATGCTCTTGGATTGCATTTTTTAACGTAGAAAATGCAGTTGCGAAACCAGGTCCACTTGTAACAAATAAAATTCCAGCTTCATTCATATATTGTCCATATATTTGAGCACAAAATCCATCTGATAATTCGTTTCCAATATTATACCATTCAATATTTTCTGGTATATTATATAACAATTTATAAACAGCTAAACCAGGAACGCCAAAAACTTTTTTAATATTTTGATCAGTTATAGATTTCCATAAAATTTGCGCCATATTTAAATTTTCTTGATTCTTACATTTTACCAAATATTCTGGATTTATACTTGAAAAATCAAATACTGAAAATTCTAAAATATTTATCATAATATAAATATATAAATAAAAATAAAATTATTCTAAAAAAATAAATTTGAATATTTTTTTTTTCAAATAAAAATTACACCCTTGGAAATTTAAAATGCCGGTTTTTACACACCAATCTTATTAGTTTTTATTATATAAATTTATAATAAAAATGTCCAAACATAAAAGTGAAGATTATTAAATATCTGCGGTTCAATATTTTCTTGATAATAATGCTACATATGCAAATACTTGTAGAATATTCAAATGTTCCGAAAGAAGTCTTAAACGTTGGATAAATTGATATCAAAAAAATGGGGCAATAAAAAGATATGATAGAAAACCTGTATCTTACAAAGTTAAAAAGAAGCACGTTAAATATGCATTAGAATTACTAAAAGATAACCAACAAATTACCTTGAAAGAACTCGCAAAATTAGTAAAGAAAAAGTATAGTGATTTCAATATTACACCAAGACAATTGGGTAATGTAATACGAGATAATAACATCACAAGAAAAAGAACAAGGCATGAACATTTTCCAACTACACGTTATAAAAATCCAATAAATAAAAAGGAAGAGTTAAAAAAATTTTATGAGGAAGTAAACAAATATCCTCTCAATAAAATCATCAGTTTAGATGAAACATCTATTAGTCCTGCTATGATAAAAGAATATTCAAGATGTCGATTAGGTAGAAGATGTATTTTCAAAACCGACGATAGTTACGTTTTTCGTAAATTTACAAAAAAAAATTGATTAAAAAAAAATATATTATTTGTAATATATTAAAATGGATTGGGCAGAGAATATTGGAAAAAACTTGATAAAACAAGTTGATATGAGTATTGGAGATAATCATACAACTATTTACAACATTGGTAATGAAAAAACAATACAATATGATTATTTTAAAGATAAATGCACAAATGTTGAAATTAAAGATGAAAAACTTGATAAAGAAAAGAATGTTTGAATTATCGGAACCTTGAACATAAATTAAGATAATAATTTAGAGATTTCATTAAATATTTTATCACTTGTATTATAAAAATATCCATTATCTAAGGCACGTTGTTTTTGTCTTTTTAGATGTTCTTTCATATCATTTGGACCTTCACATTCAAATCCATTTCTTATTCCAAATTTTTTACTAAAAATAAAATGAATTTTTTCTTCATTCATTTTACTTTCTAATAATTTTTTTATTTCATTAAAGTTTTTATGAATTGATGATGCAGTTCTTAAATTATATTGTCTCCATAAAATATTTGGTTCAACTTTGATTGAAAAACCTTTATCCACTTTTTTTTCTAAATTACGCATTCCTGCATGAAAAAAACCTACAAATATAATATTTTTTCCTTTATTTTTATCTAAGATATTATTGACTTGTTCCTTATTAAGTTTTTCTAATTCTTTATCAAATAATCTTTCATCTTTTTTAGTTTCAAAAGAATATTTGTGAATAATTTTCAAACTATTTGGGTCATCAATATCATCTGTGTCAATTACAATTGTATTGGGTAATTTTGATAATCTATTTCCTAAAGTAGTTTTACCAGAACCTGATGGTCCACTGATATGTATAATCATAATATATTATATATATATATATATTATAAATTATGAAATTTCTATTTAAAAATATTTTACTGAAATAATGAAAAATGACCCATCCTCATTTTAATGCTATTTTAAATCAATTAAATCAAACTCCCTTAAGAAATTATTTTCCAATAAAAAAAGCTACAAGTATAGTTCCAATATCTATTCAAACAAATGAAATGATTACTGTGAGTAGAGGTTGTGATATTTGGTGGATAGATGGAATTGAAATACCTTCTGGTTTTAATTTCTCAGATTTAACAGATTTTCAACTAAAATTTGGGAATGGAAGTGTAGATTATAATATTCCATTAAAACCTATTTTAGAAATGATGCCAGAAACAATCCAAGGAAATTTTTGGAGATTTCCATTTCATAAATTAATTCAACAATCATTTCCAATGGTGGGATTAGCATATCATGAAGTAAAATATAAATTTAAATCAGATAAGAATTTTGAAATTAAAATTTATCAAGGAACATCTTTTTTAGAAATGGAAAAACGTAGAATTTTAGCAGGAGAAATACAAGAAATTAAAATCAGAAATATTTCACAACCTTTTTTATTTCAAGGTAATACATTAGAACTTAATAATCAGATAAATTTTATTTCAACTGGGTTTTTATTTCATACGCAAAATGAATTAGAAAAAATAAAAGTGAGTTTGGATAATTATTCCTTAATAGATTATAATGAAACAATGATAAATATTTATGCCAAAAAACTATTAAAAATTAATTACACTAAAAATCACCAAAACGCATTAAAATCTGTTTTAGATAAATATAACGTTCCCAATGATATATTAGAAGTAATTGAAAATAATATTAATAATGAACATTGGTATTGGATACCATTTGCTCCAGCAGAAGATTTATGGAAATGGGATTTTACTGATTTAAGTGTAAATATGAGTAGAGTTGAAAATATAAAAATTGAGGTTGAACCAATACAAAAATCAAGTAATTTGTATTTTATTACTTATAATCTTTTGTTGATAATGAATGGAATGGCAGGAATGAAATTTGTTTAAAAAAAATTGAATTTAAAAAAATATATTTTATTTATATAAAAATGGATCATTACCAAAAACAAGCAGATATTATGAATAGTATAAAATGGTGTGGAAAACCAATATTTAATGTTTCTGCGGAATATATAATGATGCAAGATGAATTAATGGGTTTTCCATCCAGAAAAAAACTTAAAGATATGATTGGTAAAACTACTTAAAAAAAAATAACAATATATGTAAATAAATGCCTTATTTATATTTATTTACATTACAAAATTTAACTTGTAATTCTGATGAACGTTATTATGCAATTATTTCTAAACAAAAACAAGAAAAATTAGAAAAATTACAAGAAGGAGAAATAACCGGTTGTTTTAACCAATTTGGATTAGAAAAAGATTTAATTAAAAATTTTAAAATTATAACCATTTTAGATAATATATTTAATGAAATTATTTCAAATTATAAAGATAATATTAAAGTTATAAAAAATTATGATAGTTATTGGTGTATTATTGATGATAAAAAAATAGAAATTAAAAAATTATGTGATGAAGATGGTGAAATAACTTATAATAATGTTGGTATTTATGTTTAACATTCACAAGTAAATTCTTCGCAATTATGTTCATCACAATAATATTTTTCGCATTTTTCACATTTCCAACCACTTAATTCATTACATTCTTGATGACAAATACAACATTCATCTTCAAAATAATCATAATTTGGTAAAATCTCGTGTTTCTTAGAATAATATTCATCAATGAGTTCTAATAAAACATTTCCATGACAAGGTTCTGGAAAACACCAACAACCTAAATTTTTACCTTTCATTCCAATCAATTCTCTTTGGAGTGAAACATCATTTTTAACTTTTTCTGTAATATATGTTTTATATTTTTGGATAACTTCATCACGTGTTCCATCTTTACCAATTTTATATGGATTTGCAAAATTAGATGTTGTTTTTGGAAATCTGGAACCTTCAATAAAAACTACTCCAGCACGACCAATATAAACATTATTTTCCTCTGCCATCCACATTTGGAGGTTTGGATATTGTGGTCTAATATTCGCCACTTTACAATTAACAATTGACATTTATTATTTTTAGATAATTAAAATATTTAAAAATCAAATTTTATTTACATTCTATTATTATATACGCTTCTGGTTCAATAAATTCTGGATAATTCTCTTTTATAAAATAATAATTATACTTGTCTGATTTATAATTCATACTATTATACGAACCAATTATTTGGGAATATTGTTTAAATTTTTCATAATTATTCTTGAATTGACCAAAATAATTATTATTAAAGATACGCTTACAATTTTTCTCCTCCTTTGTATCTAATTTATCTATTATAACTTTATTAAGCATTATATTTATATAAAAAAATGATTTTAAACTATTTAAATTATAAACATATAAATGGAAGTAAAATATTTTAAATTACCTTTAATTGATAGGACTATTTATTTCAAGGTTGATATAGATAGTTATCACGCATATTCAGCACATGGTATAGATTGGAAAGATTATCACGTCAAAATTAATGATATAAATATTTATGAAAAAGAAGAAAATTTTGATGATATATATGGTGGATTGTTTTTAATTATTGATGACAAAGAGATAAAAATTTATGATAATATTTCAAAAAAAATCATTGAAATTGATAAAAATGATGATGTAAGAGGAATTACTTATTTTTATGATAATAATGAATATGCTGGTGTGTCATTGGAATATATTGTGAAAGAAATATTATTTAATCAAATATGTGTTTATTTATGAAAAAATTGATTTTTATTTATAATATTCATTATTATAAAAAAAAAATGACTAAACGAACAATTGATGTCCCACTTGATGTTTTTAATAATTTAGATGATACTATTGAAGATGTAAGATATCGAGTTTTACAATTAAATTCTACAAAACCATCTATATTAGTTCATATAAATGATTTTTTACCATCAAGTGAAAATGAAAAAACAACTTTTACATGGTCAAAAGATTTTGAAAATTTTTCTGTAAATGTTAAATACAACCATAATTCAAATTTTTCAAAGAAACAATTATTACAATCAATATCTAAAATTTTACTTGATTTATCAAATGAAGATGATGAATTATTATTCAAAAAAGTAGCTAAATTTAATGATAGACCTTTATTGAAAGATTTACTAAAAGAATTTAGCTATCCATGTGAAAATATTACTTTTAGATATGATGCTAAATTTTATACAGAACATATTATTATTGGAAAAAATTATGAAAATTGTTTGGTGTGTGATTGGAATTTATTATCGGAGGAACCACAAGAAAATATATTCAAATGTGAATTATTTGAAGGAGGATGGTGTCAAACATCTGATATTTTGAATGTTAAAGTTGAAATGATGTCATTTCTAGATGATGATGGAAAACCAAAAGAACCAAAATATATTGCAGAAGAATTATGGAATAAACTTTTAGAAAAAAATTCCTGATTTTAATTTTTCTAATATTTATAAAAAATTATAGAGTTTTAAATTTCCCTTAAACTAAAACGATATTCTTCTTCAAATTGCTTATCCATATACTTTTTATCAACTTTTAAACCTAATTCTTCTCTCACACCTTCTTGTGCCATATGACAATTCCAAAAAAGCATCCAATAAGAATGCTTACAAACTTTATTTTCCATTGTTTCTTTTACAGATTGAATAGATGCTTTAATTGATGATCCGCAAATTTGTTTGTTCCATTTTCTTCCTTGATATTGGAATGTATCACAAGTTGTCTCTTTAATAACATTTGGAACTTCATAAAGACTTACTTTATTTTTGTCATTTTCAGTTCCATATTCACAAATAAACCATCTTCCATTCGTAGTTTTAAGTAAAAGACCAGAATGAGCCATCCAACCGAAATAGAAAGGCAATGTATCTAATTTTCTTCTAATAACATAAACCCTTTCTACTTGGGGATTATCATTATAGACCCTAAATTTTATCTTATCAAATGCTTTTGTATCATTTCTTTGGGTAGAATTAAATTTAAAAGTTTTCTTTATAGTTTTCGTGGCACAAAAATGAGAAACATTATTGAAATAATTAATATATTCCCTATCATATTGACTCATATAATCATTTAATAGTTTCACTTCTTTTTTTTTCACTTCTTTTTTAACTTTCTTTTCATAATTCTTAGTTTTCTTTATAGTTTTTTTAGTGTAAAAATGAGAAACATTATTTAAATAATTAATATATTCCCTATCATATTGACTCATATAATCATTTAATAGTTTCACTTCTTCTTTTTTCACTTCTTTTTGAACCTCCTTTTCATAATTCTTTTTTTCCTCTTGTTGAGTATAATATTTAACAGCTTCTTGTTGATTTCCAATATAAGGTTTTGGTTTTCCATCTCCAGCATTAGTTGCTCCTAATCCCAAACCGACACCTGCAGCTTCAACTCCAATAGATACTTCGGCACCCATACCTGCAGCCATACCACCAAGTGGTCCAATTGCCCCACATCCTAATCCAGTTAAGAATGAAGATGTTTCTTTTCCTTCGGGTGCATCACGATTATTAAGTGCATTAATTGTAAAAGCAGTTCCTCCAATTGCTGTTCCAGCGGCTGAGGCAATGGCGACATAAGCAATAGATGCTCCACCTGTAAAAGGCGCTGCAATAAGCCCTCCTAAGACAGACCCAAAGGTCAATCCCATAGATGAATGTGTATTTCCCATTTTTTTTTATAAGTAAGAAGTAAGGAATTATTTAATCAATTTTTTCTAATTGAGCCATTTTAGTAAAATAACTACGTTGTAAAATCCCACTTGACATTTTACTTTGATAGTTTAAGTAATCTTGCATATGTTTTGGTAAATTATGGGTAGCATAACGTTTATATTTAATCCATTCATCATTTGTTGGACTTTTAGGTCTTTCCATTTTAATGTTTTATAACAATAATAAAAATAAAATCAATTTTTTATTAAAAATTGATTTTTATAATTGCCAAATATCTATATATAAAATGGCAAAATTATACAGAAAGAATATAAGTGAGCCTTGGTTTAGTCTTATTGCAGTTGGTTGTAAAACTATTGAAGGAAGATTAAATCAAGGAGACTGGGAAAAAATGAAAGAAGGAGACCAAATTGATTGGTTTAATAAAGATATGGAACCAGTGCTAAAAAGAGAATTCAGAACAATTATTCTAAAAAAAACTCATTATCAATCTTTTGAAAATTATTTGTATAATGAAGGATTACTTAAAACATTACCTTCTATTGAAGAACCAGATGATGGTCTAAAAATTTATCAAACATATTATTCAGAAGAAGATGAAAAAAAATATGGCATTGTTGCTTTGGAATTACGTGTTATTGGTAAATATTAGAAATACTTACAAAATTTATAAAATATTATTTTTATCAATATGAAGCCATTTTTTATATGATACATTCTAATTTTTTGTCTGTTTTAGTGCCCATTCCACGATAATAAAACTCAGAAACGTAAATGTAAGTTTTACCATCTTTTTTTCTAAATGAAAATGTTTCCTCTGGTTTTTGATGCCTCCCTATCCAATCTATTTTATGGATAATATTTTTACGATATTTAATTTTGCATTGTAAAGGAATTGATGTTTCACAATCTATAACTATTTCTTTTTCTTGACTAAATAGTGGAATTTTGATTGGTGGTTCATTGTAAAAAGTATTTCTTGATAATTCCATTTATTTTTTTTTACCATAAAGATTAAATAAATCAATTTTTTCTTTTATAAAGTATGATAGTTTATCACGCCTCTCCAAATGATAAAATTAAAAAACTTTATGATAAATCTTATGTAACTATTTTACCACATATTGCTTATTATATTACTTGGACAAATAATGATTTGAAAAACCTTATGGATTTGAAACAAAAATATATTTCAAAAAAGGAAGAAAACCTACTACAAAACCAACTTTATATAAATTAGAAATAGAACCTGATAATATAATTATGCATCAAAATTTTCCATTTGAATTTCAAATTAAAAAAGGTGTAAAAATAAAGTAAAAATAAATTTGAATTTTTTAGATATATTTATTTTATACAAATAAATATGTTTTTTGGAGGTCACGAATCTGTTTCACCAAGCATTCTTAAAGCTTGTCAAACAACCCATCAAATGGGTTCAAATGCACTTCAAATCTTTTTAAGAAGTCCTATGAGAAATGGACCAATTAAGCTGAAACCAAAGGACGTAGAGAACTCTAATCAATATCTAAAAGAAAATGAGATGCGATTAGTGGTTCATTCATCGTATCTTCTCAATTTTTCTAAACCTTTGGAAGAGAACGGGGTTGCATTCTCTACTATTATCGGCGACCTTCAATTTGCCGATAATCTAAATGCAATTGGATGCATTATTCACATGGGAAAACATCTAAAACTCTCTGTTGATGAAGCATTTGATAATTATATTGCATCCGTCAATCATATTTGTGAAGAGAAGGAAAGTAACTCTCTTTTGATTCTAGAAAATAGTGCCCATCAAGGAACCGAAATAGGTTACTCTGTGGACCATCTTGCCAGAATTTATAGCGGCGTTACTGCGGAAAATAGGGATAAAATCGGTTTTTGCTTGGATACCTGCCATGCATTCGCAGCGGGATACAATTTTTGTGAAGAAGATGGTGTTACTAGTTTTTTTGAGGAGTTTGATGAAAAAATTGGGTTAGAGAAGGTAGTTTGTATTCACTTGAATGATTCAAAGAAGAAATGCCATTCTTGCGTTGACAGACACGAACGTCTTGGAGTAGGTATGATTGGTCTAGATGGGATTAAATATATTTTGAAGTACTTGAAGGAGATGAACTTTGGAGGTATCGTTGTTTTAGAAACCCCTTATGATTCATACGAAAGCCGTCTAGAGGAAGTCGGTATGATGAAAGAAGTGTTTGCTTGAGTGTAAAGCTTTGTTAAAAAATTTGATGCTTTATTATAACAATAAAATAGTATATTGATTACAATTTCGGTATAGAAATAGCACTCGATCCAGAATGTCTTATTTGTCTAATTTGCCGGATGAACTGATTGGAGAAATCTACAAGTGCCTCCCATTCCAAAAACTTACCGAACTCCAAAGTATGGATCCTGTTGCAGAAGAACTATACAAAAAACATCTTTGGTCAATTGGGGTCATGCAGCGTGCCTTTAAGAAACATCGCATTTCCTGGGATACCTATGAAGCAGAGGCGGACTTGGAGAGGAGGAAGAGGATGTTGGTGCGGGTATACATCGCCACGTACCCAGAGGAGCATTTATACATTTACCCTAATTTTTTAGCAGAAAAGATGAGACGTCCGGACTTGCTTGAATGGATTGAGAAAAATCCTATCAAGACAAGGAGGGATGTCCAGAACTTTCTGAGCTTGGAAGGGGTATCTGAACACGATATCCGCTATGCTGGGTGGTAGAAAATTTTATAAAAATTGATTAATTCAAGGTTTTTAGTAGATTATGTTCCATGGCGAATAAATATAATTTCCGCAGTTTACCCGATGATTTAATCGAACTGATTTATCTAAAACTTCCTGTACGTAAACTTACTGAAGTAAAGGATTTAGATAATATATCCCAGAGGATTTATCTGAAATATATTAGTTCGATAATAAAGATCCAGAGGTTTTATCGTCGTAATAGAGTGAAATTCTCTGACTTTGAAGCAGAAACAAATTATGAAAAAAGGAAATATCTCCTCGCAAGATTGTACATTACAAAATATCCCAAAAAATATTTCTACGATTTTTTGGATTGGATTGCAAGTCTCTTTATCAGTAAAACAAACCTTTATGAATTATATCAAAAAATTCAGAAATATGAAAATAGTAGGAGATATGTTTGGAAAATATTTACTCATGAAGAGTTCTGTATTCCATACATAGGGGAGGCACAATACCACTTTTTCATTGATTACGATATTTACAACCAAGGAAGGCATATTTTCGAACAATCTGAGTGGAAATTTGACATTTTTTGAAAATATTATAAAAATTTAAGATAAAATATTACCACTTGCCGCTCTATTTAAAATTATAAAATTCAATTTTTATTTAATTACAGGAACAAATGACGGAATTCAGGTTTGACAAATTGTATAGCCATACCATCTTGCTGAACAGCCAACTTACACAGTTCTTCTGTTTGTTCTTTCACAAAGTAGAGAGCACCACCTTCTTGCTGAACTGCCAACTTACACAATTCTTCTGTTTGTTCTTTCACATATTCGAGAGCGTAACAATCTTGTTGAATTGCTAACTTACAGATTTCTTCTGTTTGTTCTTTCACAAATTGTAGTGACAAACCATCTTGCTGAACTGCCAACTTACAGATTTCTTCTGTTTGTTCTTTCACATATTCGAGAGCGTAACAATCTTGTTGAATTGCTAACTTACAGATTTCTTCTGTTTGTTCTTTAACAAATTTGAGAGCCAAACCTTTTTGCTGGACTGCCATCTTACAGATTTCTTCTGTTTGTTCTTTCACAAAGTAGAGAGCACCACCTTCTTGCTGAACTGCCAACTTACACAATTCTTCCGTTTGTTCTTTAACAAAACCTAGACACATACCAATTACTTGGATAACAATTTTACATATTTCATAGTCTTCATAGGCTTTCTTCGGAGCACTTAGAATAATTCGTTTTGCCTTTAGTTTGTTTTCATACTCAACTACTTCTTCACCTTTTGGAATTTCCACTTTCCAAATCAAAACATCTCTTCCATATTCATAAATCCACAAACCTATATCTTTAAACTGACAAAAGTATAATCCACCTTTGGCACATTCTTCATTTCGGTTAAGTTCATATATATCTTCATTTAGACCTTCATTATATTGAAAACCATGATTAATACCATCGGGATTAGTAAGTTTAACAAACTGGTCTGGTTGATACATTTTAATATGTTATAATTAATTAATTAAATTAATTAATTTTTAAATATTAATTTTTATTATTATTTTTATGAAAGAAAACTTATCGGAATATATGGAGGAACTCTGGTTCCACAAATTGAAGAGCCAAACCATCTTGTTGGACTGCAAGTTTACATATTTCTTCGGTTTGTTCTTTTACAAATTGTATAGCCCTACCATCTTGCTGAACTGCCAACTTACAGATTTCTTCTGTTTGTTCTTTCACAAATTGGAGTGCCCAACCATATTGTTGAACTGCCAACTTACAGATTTCTTCTGTTTGTTCTTTCACAAATTGGAGTGCCCAACCATATTGTTGAACTGCCAACTTACAGATTTCTTCTGTTTGTTCTTTCACATATTGGAGTGCCCAACCATCTTGCTGAACAGCCAACTTACATATTTCTTCTGTTTGTTCTTTCACATATTCTAGAGCCCAACCATCTTTTTGAACTGCCAACTTACAGATTTCTTCGGTTTGTTCTTTCACATATTCTAGAGCCAAACCATCTTGTTGGACCGCCAACTTACACAACTCTTCTGTTTGTTCTTTCAGATAATATATAGCCATTCCCCATTGTTGAACTGCTAACTTACATATTTCTTCAGTTTGTTCTTTCACAAATTGGAGAGCAGAACCATCTTTCTGAACTGCCAACTTACACAATTCTGGTGTTTGTTCTTTCACATATTCTAGAGCCAAACCATATTTCTGAACTGCCAACTTACACAATTCTGGTGTTTGTTCTTTCACATATTTGAGAGCCAAACCATATTGCTGAACTGCCATTTTACAAATTTCATAGTTTTCATATGCTTTCTTTGGCTCACTCAAAATAATCCGTTTTGCTTTTAGTTTGGGTCTGATTTCATACTCAATTACCTCTTCTCCTTCTCCTTCAGGAATTTCTACTTTCCAAATCAAAGCGTTTCCATATTCATTAATCCATTTACCTATATTCTTAAACCTACAGAAGTAGAGTCCTCCTGTAGAACACTCTTCTTCTCGGTTAAATTCGTGAATATCTTCATTTAGCCCTTCTTTGTATTGAAACCCACGATTGATACCATCAGGGTTAGTCAGTTTCACGAATTGGTATTGTTGATACATTTTAATATGTTATAATTAATTAATTAATTATATTAATTAATTTTTATTCAATTTTTTATTTAATTACAGGAACAAATGTACAAATTTGGTATTCACATATTCTTCAGCATAACGATCTTGCTGGACAGCCAACTTACACAACTCTTCTGTTTGTTCTTTCACATATTCTAAGGCGTTTCCATTCTGTTGGACAGCCAACTTACACAACTCTTCTGTTTGTTCTTTCACAAAATCTATAGCAATTCCACATTGTTGAACTGCCAACTTACACAACTCATATGTTGGTTCCTTCACATATTTTAGTGCTATTCCATCTTGTTGGACAGCCAACTTACACAACTCCTCTGTTTGTTCATTCACAAATTGTAAAGCACAACCACGTTGTTGAACTGCCAACTTACACAACTCTTCCGTTTGTTCCTTAACATATTTTAGAGCATATCCATCTTGTTGGACTGCCAATTTACAAATTTCTTCGGTTTGTTCTTTCACATATTCGAGAGCACAACCATTTTGCTGAATTGCTAATTTACAGATTTCCTCTGTTTGCTCTTTCACATATCGGATAGCACAACCACGTTGTTGAACTGCTAACTTACAGATTTCATAATTTTCGTATGCTTTTTTTGCTTGACTAAGTATTATCCGTTTTGCTTTCAGTTTGGTGTCATACTCAATCACTTCTTCTCCTTCAGGAATTTCTACTTTCCAAATCAAAACATCTCTTCCATATTCATAAATCCATTTACCTATATTCTTAAACCTACAGAAGTAGAGTCCTCCTGTAGAACAATCTTCTTTGTATTGAAACCCACGATTGATTCCATCAGGTTTAGTCAGTTTCACGAATTGGTCTTGTTGATACATTTTAATATGTTATAATTAATTAATTATATTAATTTTTTTTCAATTTTTTATTTTGGTTTGTATTCTTCTATTATATTACAATATTCAAACATACAACTCATATCATTAACATGAGATACATCCCAGGAACCAATATCTTGATTAAATAATGTAGCCCAAAAAAACATACCATTCATTGTTGTTACATTTGATACATCCCAGGAACCTATATCTGAATTAAATTCTTCTTTCCCTTTAAATAATTCACTCATATCCGTTATCTTGGAAACATTCCAGGAATTAATATCACCATACTTTTTTAATGCGGTTTTTTTATCTGCACACCATAAATCTACCGCGCTTTGTAATTCGTCTTTTGTAGAAGGAGCGAAGAGAAGTGCTGATGCAAATCCACTCTGACTGAACATTTTATGGGTTCAAGTTTCTTACACTTTAATAAGTATAATTATTTAAAAATCATTTTTTAAATAAAATTTGATAGTAAATGCAATTACAAAAACTATAATAAAGTCAGGAGTGGAAAATGGGAGCATTTTCTAAGCCCAAGCATGGTTCCAACCAAGACCGCGACTTTGAGGTCAAAGTAGGACCATTTACCGCCTGTGTGGTGATGGATGGTCACGGCGGTCACGTTGGTCGTGGTCTGGGAGCGTGTATCTCTCCGCTATTCTTCTCCATTTTCATGGACCCTTTGGTACAAGCCGTAAAAGGCCGTTTGGAGGTACTCCTCTCGTTGATGTGGGCGCAAACCCACTCTAACCTGAAGGAGGTAGCCGAGGAGGTGAAGGGAGGCCTCCTCCATACCATCGTAGAGACGATGGTGCAAATTGCTCGCAGACAAGCTGATGCAGACCCATTGTTTGCAAAAGCCCATTGTGGGACGACTTGCACTATCGTCCTCTCTCGTGGGGAAGAGGCTGTCGCCATCTGGGTCGGGGACAGCCCGGTCTACTCGTTGGAGACCGGCAAGTTGCTGACGCCGGCCAATGGCTGTCCAAAGAATCCCGAAGAGCATATCCCTAAAGGCTGGGAAATGCTGGATTTCAGAGCATACCCAAACTCTGGGTGTGCGATGTTCACAGGGATGGTCAAGGTGCAGCACAGCGGCGTAGGGGTGGAGCTTCCTTGCCCAAAGGAGGGCACGAATCCAGAGGACACCGCCGAGGTGCTTCGCCGCATTTGGCAGCTATACCCTTGGCAAGTATCTGAGCCATTCACTGGTCCCTACTTGCTGGCCAGCGATGGGATTGACCATCTCCTGCCAAATGAGGTGCTCACCGATGCAGACCGACTTCCTCTCCTCTTGGAGATTGCCACCAACCCTTGGAAGGTGGTTGCCGACAAGTACGGAGAGCGCTCGCCCAGTGACGACATCACCATTGTGGCAGTTGGGGTTGAGCAAGTTTCTGCTCCCCCTTCCCCACCAAAGCAGGAGGAACATGCGGAGGAGGAGCAGGAGGAGATCATGCTGATCCCTGGGTCTCCTTAGGTGCACTCTTTATAATTAGCTTGATTTACAAACGAGAATTTTGATGTAATTCCTTTCCTGAAACCACTTTGGTATAATCAAAGCTATTTGATTTTAATGGAATCCAAATATGCCTATAACATTCATTGCTCTCTTTAAGGGCAATGTGTCCAATGAGTGTATTATTTCCCTCAATATCAATGAGATATCCAGGGAAAAATTCAGAAGTTTCATTAATATTTACCCACACTGGGATTTTTTTAGATTTACTAAAATTTTCAAGACTTTCAAGCAATAAAACTTGAGGGGTCATTTTATATGTTAAAAATTAAATATATCTATTTTTTCAATTTTTTCTTATCGTTTTCCTTATCGTTTTCCTTATCGTTTTCCTTATCGTTTTCCTTATCAACCGCTTTTATTATAAAATAAAGGGCAAAAATAACAGCCATTCTTATAACAAAATATCCAATTACATTCTCCCATACATTAATAATAATTTTCGTTTGAAATAGTTCTTCTAAGATTTCTTTTATAAAAGCAGCGAATAAAAAGCAAGCACTAATAACAATCGTTACAGATGTTAAATTTGTCAATGAAGATTTCTTAAACACCCTATCAATTAGATTATTTAAGGACTCAATTCCAAAAAAAACCAAAATACCAGAAAAGAAACCAAAACTAATAATATAGAAATATGATAATCTCTTCTTCATTACCGATATTACTGGTAAAACTATTTGTTTCCGACGTATTATTTCTTTTATTACGTATAAACCTACACCTATTGCAAACATTATTATTAAAAAAATAACAGCTCTTTTTATATCTTCCTTTAATTTACTATTTTTTACAACTTTTTCTTCTTCCTCTGAACAAGATACTTTATTTGTATATACCATAAATTGTTAATAGGAAAAAATTTTACTTATTAACCTTTTTTATTAGATACTTATTTACTTAATGGCGTATCCGTAATAGTTACACCACAATACTCCGTTGGATTTTTATTAAAATCAACGTGGGTATAAACACCCGCTTTTACTGCTTCTTTTAAAATAAACTCAAAATTGTCCCAAAACTCTTTTGTATGCCCAATACTTTTTGTAGCAATATGAGCTAATTCATGTAATGCAACAAACATTAAAACATTTAATTCTACTAATCTATTTTGTCCATCTCTGGATCTTAAGCAAAGTACTATTTTTTCACCTTTGTTAATAGAATATGAGGTATGTTTACTATTTGGGGAAGTTTCTACTATGGAATTAGGGTTGAATTTATTTGTTAATCTTTCAATCCTTTCATCATTAGGGTATTTCTCTTTCATATAGTCACAAACTTTTACTAAATTAGTACGGCATTTAGCAAGTAAATCAGCTGCTTGTTGTTTATCATCACCATTATGAACAAGGTATTTGCGATTATCAAAATTAGAGATTACATATGAGACTTCACGATTTTTATTATCAAAGAAGATGAAAATAGTGAAAGCAATAATTGCGATTATGAAAAAAACTAAGAAATTCATACTCTATTAATTTAAATTAAATTTTTTTTTTAGAAAATATATAATAAATGCTTCCTAAAATTGAATCCACTCAATTTTTCTATCTCACGTGTAAAGGTTTAGAAGAAAGACAAAAAAGAATAGAAACTAATTGGACAAATGTTTCAAATTCAATTCCTCTTAATAAATTCACTGGTACGCATTACAATGATTTTGGAATGCACTATTTAATGGAATGCCTTAATGTTTTACCTGAAAGCCGAATTGCCCTTCATCCTCCTTCACTTGCTGTTATTAAATCACATCTCAGTTTATGGAAAAGAATAATAGATAGGAAAATCCCATATGCTTTTATAATGGAAGATGACGTTACTATTCCAGATGATTTTATTAAAACTTTAGAGAATATATACCAACAAGGTTTGCCAAAAAAATGGGATCTCTTATATTTTGGTATTCTTAAACTTTATGGTACTCAAGAAAATGAAAATACTAATTGGATAAAAATTATAAGAAAACCTTACTATAATAATGGTTTCCATGCTTATTTAATAACATATAAGACTGCTAAAAAACTTTACTCTTTGTTTAATTATAAAACATTTGAAGAACAGATTGATATCTTTTTTAGGAATAATAGTAATTTTCTTAATTTATATGCATACAAGCATAATCTTATTAATCAACTTTTTTCTACGTTCCAGTCAGAACGTCTTGGTAGATTTGTAAGAGAGGAAATAATAGAAGAATTTAATGACCAAGTAATTTTAAATACAAATGGAGATATTTTAATAGATACAAAATCAGATAGATTAAAACAACTAGAAATTACTAAGCAATTTGAAACTATTAACTCATTATCTCAATCTGAAAAAACTATTAGTTTTAATGAACAAACTATGGTGATTGATAATAGTGAATTTTATGTTGAAAATGATTTAGAAACAAACTCAGATGATGAAGAAGAAAATGATACAAAAAGAGAAAGAGTTAGCGATATAAAAGAAGAAGAATCGGATGAAGATGAAAATAGTATTGATTTAAATACTATAAGAATGAAATTAAAAGAAGTTCAAAAATTAGAAGAAAATAATGAAATAGAAGCCCAAACCTAATTATTCAAATTTAGTTTATTTTTACTAACACCACCTCTAAAAACAAATGGTACTTTATTATTAATATTTCTTTCTTTATTAGCCTTCGTTAATCCTTTCTTAGCATCATTATATACCCTTTCTAATTCAGTTAATGGTATATGTTTTAACAAAGGTTCCGTATAGATTAACTTGTCACCAGTTAATAAATCTAATTCAATATTTTCTGGGAAATATTCCCCCATTTTTTGTTTTCTTATTTTTTCCACACTGGGTGGTAATAAATTACCATTATCTGCAGAGAGTACATACATTAAAAGCTCAATTGGTTCAAAAGGTTCCTTATCCTCAAATTTAAGTTCTTCCATTATATTTGGATTACCTAATAAATATTGATACATATCAGATGGCAGGGGTGCAACACGTGCATCATATTGAAAACGCCAATAAACTTTTTCGCCAAAATAGTAACGTAAATTGAAAACTAATACTTCAAGATATTTTTTACAAATTTCGTTAATATCATAATCAAGACCAAAAAAATGTTTATAATATTTTGGTTTAAATATTTCTGGTTTTAGATCTTCAAAAAGATTATTCCATTTTGGCATATATTCTTTAAATAATGGATTTTTCCTATCATAAAAGAAAAGATGTTCCATTTCAGCTATACTCCATTCTTCATTTTTCCTATTATTTCTTCTGCTACCAAAACGTAAATATTTTTCTACTTTACTTTTGTAGGAATATAATCCTTGTGCCTCTCTTTCTGTTAATTTTTCAAATAGTTCTAAAAAGAATTTGTAATTTATTTTTAGTTTTTCCTCTTTTCTTTCTATTAATCTGGTTCCTCTCAAATAACGAATATCTTTATAAATACCCATAAGCGTTTTCATGTGGTCAACTTTCATTTTAAGATAAAAGATATGTTTGACAAAATCATTACCTTCTAAGAAAGATAGGAAGATATAATCTCTTAAAAATGCATCTAAGTTTTTTCTGCTATTATTTGAAACAACTTCCTTCTTATTTACGTCAAAAATAGTAAATATTTCTCCACTAAATTTTTGAACATCTAAGTAGACAAAACGTTGCTCATCAGGATAACTATCTTCAATATCTGCAGTTATATCATGCAATATGTAAAAGGTTTTTTCAGGGAATTGCAAAAGTAATACTATCTGGTCAGCATCATTAGAATAGACACAATAAACGTCCTCCTTTTTAGGTTCAATACGTTTTATAAAAGAAAGGTATTTATGTTCTGCCTCACCCGGTATATCAGCACCACTAAATACGACATCTAATTTCTTGAAAGCTTTTTTCTCTATTTGTTTTTTAAATTCTGTGCAAAGATTATACATAAATTCTGTACCAGGAGTAATTTTAGTTTTATCCCAATTCGCATTTTCTAAATACGTTTCCGGGAAATATTTTTTCTCTAATTCTTTCATTATCATTGGCTTGGCTCTTCTTTCTCTTTGTTGACGCATTTTAGTAAGAGGTGGTACACCATCAATAGCAATATATACTAATCTAGTGGGTTTTATAGTTTCATTTACTAATTTTTTAGTATCATTAATGATATAATCAATTAATACTTTTTCGTATTCTTTGACATCTTTTTTAGAACTAAAATTCCAAGGTTTCATTTTACTGACGGCTGCTGCTGAACTATAAATAGCACTATTGAAATCTAAAAAAAGAAAGTCTATCTTCATATTTTTATCCCAAAAATGCGATTTAGGTATTTTTGTAACTATATTTCTAAAAAATCCAGGAATGCCCATAAGTTATTGTTATATTTTAAATATGAATTTTTTCTTTATTTTTTAAAAAATTGAAAATATTTAAGGATAAAAAGATATTATAGAATATATTCAATGAATATATTTCGTAATGATAAAAAAATTAAGCTTTCAAATAATGGTAAATTTACCTTTCAATCACTTGATTGGACAGCTTATGACAATGTAGAAGAAGAGGAAGAAGAAGATTCAAGTGATGAAGAAAATGCTTATAATGATTATTATGGTAAAAAGAAGTATAAAAAACAAACTGATGGACAATATTTAATCAGAACATTTGGTGTTACTGAAAAAAGTAGTTCTGTATGTTTAACGATTAAAAATTTCACACCTTATTTCTTCATTAAAGTTCCACAATTTTGGAAGCAAGATGAAGTACGCAGAGTAGTTAATTTTATTACTGAAAACATTGCAGCTAAATTTGAGAATTCTATTAAATCAGCCGACTTAGTAGAACGTAAGGAATTTTATGGTTTTACAAATAACAAGAAGTTTAAATTTTTAAGATTAGTATTTCAAAGTCAAGCCTGTATGAGAGCTGCTAGCAAACTATTTGAAAGACCACTTGATATTCCTGCCATATCTAATAAAAGATTATACTTAAAACTATA